ATCTGTAGTTGATTTGCTTTTATAATTGATGCCATAATTTAAACTCCTATTAATTTGTGTCCACCAAGATAAGTTGTTATTCCACTATCTCCTGTAATAGTTGGATTTCCAGAACTATCATCAAGATAAATATATAATTCTATATAATCACCTACAGATAAATCTAAAGATAGAGAACCATTTACATTTATTCTTCTGCCTGGATTAGCTCTAAGATCATTTGCAAATTCACTTATTTGTGAATTATTTTTATAAATATAAATATAAGCTGTATTGTAATTACTATCTGCACTAGTATTACCATCTACTGCAAAATAAAATAAATATTTACCAGCTTTTCCAGATGGTACTGTAAATTTATTACTAGCAAAAGCATTATCGGTATCGTAATCTTCACTATCTAAAGTTACTTTAGTAGTTGTGGCATCTGTTATACTTTGATTTGAAGAATTATGCACAAAAAAAGCTGGAGTGTTAGCCATTGCTCCTGCAACAGTTACACCTGAAGGAACTGTAAACGTATCACCACTACTACCCAAGGTTACTGTGCCGTTGTCCGCGATTGGTTCTATGTTTGTTGTTTTAATTGTTCCCATAATTTTATTCTACGTTATAATTTTGTATGCTTCTGCAAATGTAATATAATTATCAGATCCTATTGATTCTGTTCCACCAACTTGTTTTACATAAAATTCTACATAATCTGATGAACCATTCATTTCTATAATTTTTGATGTTTGAGGAACAAAATCATCTAATTTATCATCTGCTGCAGTCATAAATAGTTTTCCTTCACTAAAAACGCTTCCATTTTTATATATACTTGCAAACATAGCTCTTGGACTACCACCACCACTTCCCCACTGAAAATGAACATAATATTTTCCAGCAGTTGTAGGTGTAAATCTATAATTTGATGTATCATAATTAGAATTAGTATCAAAAACTTCTGTAGCTAAAGATGCTTTAGTATATGTATTATTGCTAAAGGATTGAGTTGATGACATAATAGCTTGAAAAGCTGGAGTGTTAGCTGCAAACCCAGTTGCTGTTCCATTATTAGTAAGTGTTGCCCCACTAGGAATAGTAATAGTATCTCCAGAAGAACCTATCTCTAAACTAGTTCCTGATTGTGGGTCTACTTTATCTACAAATAATGTTGCCATATTATACTACCGTTAATGTTCCATTCACTGTGACTGTTGCTGTAAAAGATACTGGACCACATAACATCATGTTGTCCGTTGCAGCAACTGTTATTGATTCTGAAACTGTTGCTAAATTTTTATAACCACCATTGATTGCAGAAATCATTCCTGCTTGAATACTGTTTGCTCCTGGTTCAACATTACCAACTGATTTACCTTGGAACACTACATAGATATTTCCAGTTCCTGATGGAGGGGCCGCTGTAAAAGCTAAAGTTGTACCACCAGATATTGAGTAAGCTGAAAATGGATCTTGTCTAACGTTTCCAACATAGACTTCTACTTCTGCAGTGTTGGCTACGGCTTGATTTAATGTAAAATTTGTTTCTGAATTATCACCACTGAACTGTTGAGAGTTCATGGTGTTTAAATTTTGTTTCGGTGCATTTCCTACGTACGCCATGATTACTCCTATGAACTTATTGCATCAACTGTAGACATCCAGACACTTAATGAACTTGCAGTATCTGATTGTGCCTTAACTACGTCTCCGTTTTGCATTACTAATTTACTTCCGCCGTCTATAAGCTCGAGCGATCCGCCCGCAACTATCGGCGCATTTTTGATTATGTAGTGGTTTTGAGAACCACCTGTTACTGAAGATGTTATAAATACGTCTGCGTTTATTGTTGATGTTGTTATGTTTGCAAGACGAATAGAAATTATGGCATCGTTAGAATTACTAGTGTGAATAGTTACTGCTGATGTTCCTACGTCCTGATCTCCGAATCTTTTAAAATCTTGTGCCATAATTTATTCCTTATACTATAACGCGATTGCCATTGCAACGGCAAAACCCGCTGTAGCTCCTGCTGTTCCACTAGATGCTGCTGTTACTCTTCCTTTTGCATCTACTGTGATTGATGAATTTGTATAACTAGCTGCTGATACTCCAGAGTTAGCTAGTGTTAATGCTCCGCCAGATGCGATTGTTGCATCACCTGACATATCAACTTCTTCAAAAGATGTGCCATCTGCAACCAACATTTTGTTAGCTGTGTTAGTTGGTAATTTTAATAATGCACCAACAGTTAAATCTGCTGGTAAAGTTACATCTCCATCTGATTCTTCGACAACAGCTTTGCTTGCAGGTAAAGTACAAAATACATCAAGTGTACTTGAACCGCCTGAATTAAAATTAATTTTTGAAGTATTTCCTGCAGAGTTACTTAAAACTTCTGTTCTTTCTAAAGTAGTAGAACCCGAAAGAGTTCCTCTACCTACTTCAAAATTATTTGTGCCTTGTTCATGAATAGCATAGTAAGTTGTATTGGAAGTTCCAATACCACTGTTAAAAGTTATAAAACCTTGTGCCGCACCAGCAAGAGTTATATCTCCTGTGCCTTGTGTTGTACTAGTTTCTTTTACTCTATCATTTAAAACCAAAGCCATTTAATTTTCCTATTACGAAGTTATACTAATAATCGCATCAGAACCAGCAGGTGATCCAGAAGCTGGATTTGGGAATGTAATTGTAAACGTTCCGTTAGAACAAGATTTAGTTCCACCAAAATCTAAAACAACAACTAGTCTGTTAGCTGTACTATCAACAGTAGTGCTATTATAGATTACTCCATATGCTGCACTAAAAGTTGCAGGTGTAGGGCTTCCCCAAACTGTATCTGCAAAATCAACAGTTGCAACATTAGTTTGATTAGCTACTGCCTGTGATGTTAAAGTATTTCCGCCAGTTGAGTATTGACTTCCACTACCTGTTCCGACTTCATTAGCAACTCCTGATGAATAAACAGTGTCACTTACTGCGTAAGGTGCACCTGAACCTGCTGTGTATAAAGCAAGTTTAAAAGTGTTTCCAGATGTTGCAAAATCATGATGACCAGAAAGTAGTGAGATTCCAAAACTGTAAGGTACTACATTTGTCATATTATTTTATCTCCTTATTAACTTGATGGTGATTTAACATTAAGTTGAACACGAACTTCACCATCTTGATATTCGTCTCTACGTCTGATGCCGATTTGTTCGACAGCATACGATTCTATAGCTTCACTATATGCTTTTGTGTAGTATTGTAACATATCTTGCGGACCTTTCAAGTATCCATATGCATTTACTAGACAAGCATATAAAAGCAAATCTTGATATTTATTTGATAAATAAGTTCCATTTGTAGCGGCTGGCGCTGCTGTTGGTTGTGTTGTATCAGTTATACTTATGGGTTCTTTGTCATAAGCAAGTGTAATAGCATAAGTTTTATCAGGAGTTGGAGCTACTACCCAAAAAGTTTCATCCCAATTTGCGTAATATTTTGGAATATCCACAGCATTTGTATTTGGTGTAGAATAGTATTCTGCTATAAAACTTGTATCTCTTTGTTCTAAATAAAATTGATTACCTGCTTGATCAGTTAATTGGACATATCTAATCGCTCTTAAATCATCTGGAATAGTTACATATCTATTTCCAACAATTAAATTAGATGTTGCATAAAATACATTTTGATCAGTATCAATTGCTCTTGTAATTTTATTTTCTGCATTAACTATAATTCTTTCTAAAACAGAATCACTTAATACATTACTACTTACTTCTGTGTAGTTTCTAATATCAGTTCTTAAATTATCTAAAGTGTATGCCATTATCCGTTTACTACCTCAAGAGTTACAGGTCCTGCTGAACAATTTGTTCCTCCACCTTCTATATTACCTGATGTTGCATTACTAGTGCTAGTTATATAAAAAAAATTTATTGGATTAGTTATTGGATCAGACGTTGTTGCTCCAGTAATATTACCAGCAGCATCTATTTGACCTAATGCAATTGTAAAACCATTTGCATTATTTAAATCACTTACATTATCAAAAGTTGGAATGTTAGCAAATGATTGTAAATTTCTTAAATCAGCTGGATCAGAACCACCTGGTCCTGCACTTGTTACTTGTGGTGCTCCTCTAAATCTTACAATGGAACCTGCAGCTCTTTGATGATTTTCTGAAAAAACATTTACATAAGTTACACCACCAGAAATAATAGATGTAAATGGATTGTTGTCTAAAAGTATTAAACTTGTTTTAGAAGATGGTTGTGGTCTTGGGTTGTATAAAGCTTGAGGATCCGAACCTACAGGTTTTGGAGAAAGTTGTGGTTGCTTTGCTTCAAACTCTGAAATGTGAACTAAAGATCCGTTCCATTCTCTGACCATTTCAGAATATGGATATACCATTCCTGATCTGTCAGAAATTGCTAATGCATGTTTACCGGAAGCATACTTACCCATTATACTCCATCTCCATAAAATGTTTGTGGTGAAATGAAAGTAGATGTACCTTGATTATCTGCATCAAGTGCTCTTAATAATT